GTTGATGGTAGTGAAGAAACACCTGAAGAAGAGCAAACTCCAGAACAAAAACAAGAAGCAGAGTTCAAAGCAGCACAAACAACAGCAACAGAAAGTTTAAAGGAAGAAGAACCTGTAAAAATGTCCAAGGGTGGTAGAGTCCCTGGATCTGGAAATAAAGATACGGTTCCTGCAATGCTCACTCCAGGTGAGTTTGTGATGAGTAGGGGGGCAGTTGCAAAATATGGTACAGATACAATGAGATCTATGAATGCATCTGGTGGCGGCACAGGTATTCCAAGTCTTATGTCAAATGGTGCATTTGGATATTCAAGTGGTGGTGGACCTGGTATAGAACCATCTGAAGAACCTGGTGGAAGAAATAAAGAAGGAACAGAAAAATCTAAACCTAGTGGAAACTTCTTAACCAAATTATTTGGTGGAGGGAAGAAAGAATCACCTTCAGAACCTGCAGAACAAACTCCATCAGGTAGTAGTCTGACTGAAACTCAACAAAAAGCATTGCAAGTTCTTGCCAAGTATGAATCTGGAGCAGCTGGATATGATGCAGTCAATCAAATAGGAACTGCTGGTGGTAGAGGAGTTAAAGGATTCTCTGGTAACATTAAAAAAATGCCACAACATAAGGGTAGATCACTAACAGATTTTACCATAGCAGAAATTAAAAAATTACAATTAGATGACAAAACAATGTCTGATGATCAATGGATAGAGTCTGGTAAACTTCATGCTGTTGGTGCATATCAATTCATTGGTAACACTCTTCCTGGAGTTGCACAAAGAGCAGGTATACCAGACGATGCTAAGTTCACCCCTGGTGTTCAGGATCTGATGGCACTTCAGTTAATGAAAGAGCGTGGAATTTCCCCTTGGGTTGGTCCAAGTGATAAAGCAACTCCTTCGGAGAGAGCAATCGTTGAGAAGGCAAGAAATCAACCTATAGCATACAGTCCATCAATGTCTACTGGAGGAGCTATCACTGCATCTGCTGCATCTTCTGGAAGTGCATTAAGTAGTAGTGGTGGTGGTGGTAGTAGTGGGTCAACATCTACGTCAGGTGGTAGTAATAAAAAACCAAAGAAATTTAATTATGCACAGTTGAGAAAAGAATTGGGTGTGACGACAGCATCTGTTTCTAAATCATCAAGACCATCATCTACTGCTGCATATTCTCAAATGCAGAATAATACTCAACAGACACCGCAAACACAAGGCGAAAAAAGTGTTTCACCTGGAGTTCCAACATTTGATGCAGCTGCAATGTCTTCTCAAAAGAAGATAAAAACTTTAGGGATAACGGTGTAATCTATGGCAATTACTGCACAAAAGTTACTCCCTCAAAGTAAAAGTGGAACAATAACTCCGATAAAGAAAGGTGCGATTACAAAAATTACACCAATAGGAACAAAAGAATCTGCTGTAGAGAGCAAGGGTGAAAAGAAAGATACTCTTATAGTCATAAAAGAGAGATGTATTGAGATAGATACTCTTCTCAGAGGTTCTCTTGCGCTAGATAAAATTAGAGCAGATCAAGCACGAAAGAAAACAGAAAAACAAACACGTTCCAAAAAAGAAACTGAATTAGAAAAAAGTGACGACAAAGATGAAAAGAAAGGAAAAGGTCTTAAACTTCCTAAGATAAGTTTCTTTGATCGTATCAAGAATTTTATTAAGAATGTTATTCTTGGTTTTATTGTAGTCAGGTTATTAAAGTTTGCTCCACAAATAGCAAAAGTTGTATCTTTCTTGAAACCTGTTGCTAAATTTATCTTTGGTATTGGTGAAAAACTATTAGAGGGATTTGTTAATCTTGTTGACTTTGGATATAAGATTTACGACTCTGGTAGAAAGTTTATTGGTGATAAGTTAGGTGATGAAGCATTAGCCAACTTTGATAAACTGTCTGGTGCAATCAATACAATGCTGAACCTGGCATTGATTGCTGCTATGGCAACAGGTGCTGGTCTTGGTCGTGGTAAAACTCCTAAAGTCAAACCGAAAGTTAAGACAAAACCCAAAACAAAGGGTAGAGTTAAAATTGATAAAAAATTGAAGAAAATGGGTCTGACTAAAGAGCAGATCAAAGCATATAATAAAGCAGTTGATGGTGGTGCTAGCACTACAGGAGCACTTGCACAAGCAAAAAAAGTCAAACCAAAACCAAAAGGGTTCTTTGGTAGAATTGGGCAGGGATTTTCTGATCTTGGTACAGCAACTAAAGACCTTGCAACCAAAGGTGTTAAAGCACTTGGTGGCGGATTAAACTTTTTATCTGGTGGTAATCTTGGTAAGTTTGGAAACTTTCTACAAGATCAATATAAGAATGCATCTAAATTTGCACGAGGACAATACGATAAGGTTGCTCAAGTTGCTTCAAACTTAAAAAATAAAGCCTATCAAGGCATCGATAATTTTAAAAAGGGAGCTGCTAATATTGCAGATAATGTAAAAAAAGCAGCAATCCAAAAAGTTATAGAACCTTTAAAACCAATTTTTGATCCAATATTAAATCAGGTAAAAAAAGTTGGTGAAAATATTATGGGTGTCTTAAGAAAGATACCTGGATTTGAACTCGTAGAAAAGGTTCTAAGGAAGAATGGTATAAAAGGTATTGGTGATGCGAAAGGACTTCTCAAGAAAGTAGGTGGAAAAGCAATACCAATTGTTGGCGGTATCGTTAACCTCTTATTTGCATATGATAGACTTGCTCAAGGTGATTTGATTGGTGGATTACTAGAGGGTGTATCTGGTGTTCTTGATTTATCTGGTGCATTTGGATTCGCTCCTGGCCCACCTGCATCTATGTTTATTGATGCATATATGTTTGCCCGTGATTTTATTCCTCAAATTCAGGAGACTGAAGGAAAAGTTGTAAATGGATTAGGTCTTGGTGGATTAAAAGGTCAATTAGAAACCGTAGCTAAAAAACTTCCAGATCTTTCTACCATTGCAAAAATGTTTACTGGTGGTGATCCAAAAAAACCAATGATTGGTGGTAAAACAGATACTCCAGGAACTGATAAACCGAACCTTGGTTCTACTCCTACTACATCATCAGGAAATAGTGATGTTAAAGTTGGAGGTAGTAATGTTGTCGCCATTGGTAAAGACTTGACTAATAAAGGATTTACTGTTGCAGAACATCCAGATTTTACTAAGGATACATCTGGTGGTGCATATACTCCTGGTGAGGGATCAGTATCTAATGTTCATAAAGGTCGTGGCCACTATGAATCCAGAGCAATTGATGTCACTAATTTTAAGGGAGGAGACCCAGGGTATAAACAATCATATCTTCCTGTATTGAATTCACTTGAGAATAATTCTGCAATCAAAATGCTAATTCATGATACATGGGGATTCTACAAAGATGGTGGTAAGTCTGGTCCTGGATCATATGGACACCCTGAACATATGCACATTGAAGTAAAGGATAAAGGTGGATTCATTGGTAAGGGACTGTTTAAAAATATGGGTGGTATTGAATTTGTTCTTGATCATGACACCACAAAGGCACTTGAGAAGAAACTTCCTGGATTCTTGGATGCTATAAACAAAGCAGATGGAAAATCAGTGATGGATGTTCTTGGAAAATATGCATCATATGATATGCCAGAAGTGATTCCAGTTCCTATCCCACAACCAATTCAAAATACAGTCGGTAATGCATATGAAAAAGCAAAGACTGTGACTAACACTATCATTGCTAAAGGAAAGGAAGCATTCAGTGATATCTTGTATATGCGTTAAATAGAACTAAGAGGTAATAAACATGTCAGAGAAAAAAGTAACTGGTGCTCAGTCTAATCCTGCTTTTATTGAAAGGTTAGATATCTTTTCAAATAAAGATCAAAGTAAGACTGTATCTATCTTAAACGGTACAGTACAGTTGATGTACTATGAGAGTCTTCTTCAAGACTCTGTAATGGCAACTGTGTCCTTTACTGACTCTGGAAGTGCGATTGATGATAAGAGTGCTCTTGAGGGGTTACCTATCGTTGGAAGTGAAAAAGTAGAATTTAAAATTAAAGATAATAATAATCAACAAATAAAATTTACTTTCTATGTTAACAAAGTAACTCCAGTAGAAGACAAAACAACAAAAGGTCTCAACACTCTTCATTTGGTTTCAAAAGAATACATTCTCAATGATGAAGTTAGAATCAATAAAAGATTTGATGGTAGAGTATCAGAAACAGTCAAAGAAATATTGACCAACTTTTTAGAAACTGAAAAAGATATCACCGACATTGAAGATACAACAGAGTTGAATCAGATTCCTGGTCAATGGAAACCATACTACACATTGAACTGGTTATCTAAGAAGTCTGCTCCTTCTGCCGCGACTCCTGGTAAAACCGCAGGTTTTTTCTTCTACGAAACATCAAAAGGATATCATTTTAAATCAATTGATACTCTACTGAGTCAGGAGAAAAAGAAGTCGATTATCTATAATGAAACTCCTGACTCAAGAGGTGCTAACATCCCAGAGGGATATGATATAAAAGCATTGACATTCTCTAAGGACAATCGCATCAATATTCAAGAAAAGATGCAGGCAGGATTTCAATCAACACGAATCGTTTTGTTTGATCCTGGACCCAACATGAAGTATGAAGTTTTGAATCCAAAGGCTACAGGAGATGATGGAGTCGAGGATTCTTTAAAGAAAGGGGGAAAGGAACTACCAGTTCTGAACCCAGAATTTAATCGTAAAGGCAAAAATAAACAGTTCTCAAGAACAACGTATATTGTAAAAGACACTGGAACTCTACCATCAGGATCAAGTAAGCAGCAGATTGAAAAGTCAAAGGATCCAAACTTTAGACCTGAACTGATTACCAATCAGGCAATTATGCGCTATAATCAACTGTATGCTTCTGAAATTGAAATCACTATTCCTGGTGATTTTTCATTACATGCAGGTGATGCAATTTATTTTGATGCACCGTCTGCACAGGGAGATACAAAGAATGATGATATTGACCGTCAAATTGGTGGTCTATATATTATATCAGCATTATGTCATTTAATTAATGCACAAGGAACTTATACAAAGTTAAATTTGGTAAGAGATTCTTTTGGAAGAATGGGAAAAACCCCACAAACAGGCAAACCAGCCACGGAAACAAAAGTTCCTGGTACACAACCTTCATACCAAAGAACGGTATCAAGTGCATCATACGATACCACAACTACTTTTTAATTACTATTATGGAAAAAAATATAGAGACTCATATCGAAAAGGATAAGCAAATTCTTGAAGACCCAACTATTTCGCCTCAGATGCGCCGTCATACTGCAGATGAATTAGAGCATCTTGAGATGTACCATAAAGCACATCCAGAAGATCATCACGATCCCTCAGCATTAGAAATGTATTGTGATGAGAATCCTGAAACAGACGAATGTAGGATTTACGAAGATTAATGGCAGAAGGAGCAGCACTATTTGATCCCGGTTTTTTAGGAGCACAATTTATTTGGTGGCTAGGACAAGTTGCCGATGATTCTGAATGGAGAAATAATTCACTGTCTGGAAAATTTGAGGATCCAAATAGTATCCCTGGATGGGGTAGGCGATATAAAGTTCGTATCATGGGTATCCATGATAAGGAAGAGGAGTCTATTCCTTCAGATCAGTTGCCTTGGGCGAGTGTCATGTATCCCATCACTGCTGGTGGTGGACAAGCAAATGCAAGCACAACTCCTGCATTGCGTCAGGGTAATTTTGTCTTTGGATTCTTTATGGACGGACAAGACCAACAGGTCCCCGTCATCATGGGAATCATGGGGCAAAATGCTCAGACTCCGATGTCAACAAAGATTGGCAAGACGGAATCTAACTTTGGTTCTACCAGTGGATATGCTGAAGGAAAAACACCTCCAGTAGGAAGTGCCAAACCAACAGCTCCTGATGAAGGTTTAGTTACAAAGAAACCAACAAATTCTGCATTAGGAAAAGCACTTGCACCAGCACCTCCTGGAGTCAAACTTAATAAGTTTGGACTGAGACCAGATCAACCTCTTAGTGCAATTCCAGATGGTTTACAAGTCGCAAACGCTGCAAGAGAGCAGGCAAGAAACGAAGGTAAGTCAGTTCAGGAAGTAGAAGATGCCGCAATGCAAGCGGTAGCAGATCATGTTAAAAAATTAAAAACACAACAAGAATCTCCATCAACACCAAGTCAAGGTAATCCAACAAAAGAAAACCCTGATGCGATGCATCAACTCTCTTCTGCTGATGTAAAACGTGAGACTAAGATCAGAGAATGTAATGTTATAATGAAACCTGATCCTGATCAGTTTGTTCAGTCGGCAATATCATCAATTCAAACAATCATTACTAAATTGACAGAGAAATTAAATTCATATCTTGCTGCGATATCAAGTTATATTGATGCAGTATCAAGCACAATTTCAAGTATAAAGAAATTAATCTCTGATGCTGCATGTGAGATTGCAAAGTATATGAAGATAATCTTTGATAAGATTATGGAGTACGTCATGAAGCAATTGAATAAAGCAATGACAAATGCTGTAGCAGCATTACCTACTCATATGAGAACAATGTTTGCAGACTTAAAGGAGCAAATTGGAGAATTAATTTTATGTTTATATGGAAAACTTACTGCAAATGTTTGCGGCCAAATTGAGGGTCTGCTATCTGATGCCTTAAATATGGATAATGCTGAAGCAAAGGCAAGAAGAAATTATGAGAACAATGATACAGATGATTTAAAAAGAAAACCAATGGTTCCAACATGTTATGCTGAAGATGTTATTGGAAGTATTTTATATTCAAATCAAACACAAATTGATGATGCCAACAGAAATATTTTAGACAATGTAAATGAATTCGTTAAAGATATGCAAAGTGAACTTGCAGGTGTGAGTGGATCTATATCTGATATTTTGAGTCAAATTACTGATGTTGCTGGTAGTATCAGTGGTGCTCTCTCGTTTACAAATATTAGTCTTAATATTTTTGGTTGTGAACTGAAACCAAATGTAGCAGTATCTGATAAGTATTGTATGGCACATGGTGGATCTGCTCAACCAGATACTAATTTCCCAAGTATCAAATCTATTGAAAACTCAGTGTCTAATGGAATTGATAAAGTTCTTCCACCACCACCAGAGTCATTTGCACCACCTCCTGCAGGAACTGCTGATATTGATCTTGATACTCCAATATCACAACAGGAGAGAGATGCAGTACGTCAGGGTAATATTGTTGACGAACAAGGGAATAATATTGGTACGATTACCTGAACATAAATACACAATATGAAGGCAAAGTATAACCGATAATGTCGTTTAATCTCTTCGGACCAGCAAATAAATGTGATATTAAGGTTGGATATATTTCAACCACAAGAGGTTACGTTGATGGTGTCAACCGATATGAGGCTAATAAGTATGCAAAATTAAATCCAGGAACTCAATTTATTCTTAGAAGAAGGGATAAAATTCAGTTCATGAATATCAATGGGGTTAATAAATTAGAACCAAAGGATCTTCTTCCACAAAATTCTTCTAGTGGTAACAAAGGATGTTCTGGTATTACTGGACTTGATATTTACGATGATGATGGTGGAATAAGATCAGATGCTTTTAATAATGTAGATCCACATGTTATTTTTTCCGGTGGTAATGGTATTGGAGCGAAAGCTAATCCTATATTTGGAACTGATGGTGGTCTCCTTGCAGTAGATTTAATTGATGGTGGATGGGGATATGAATACGCACCAGTCACAGAAGTAATAGATGAGTATGGTATTGGTGCGGGAGCAGTGGTTCGAGCTATTATGGTTGGAGACCCTACATATTCTAAATGTGCATTCGTTGAGACGGTTCAAACTTTTGAGGACGAAGAGGATTTTGAGGAATATGATTTATCAACTTGTGGTCCATCGGAGATAGTTTCTTTTGGTAAGAGATATGATGCAGATGGAAAAGAGGTTGGTGTGTGGGATCCAACCGCATATGCAACTCTTAAGTCAAATCCTGCAGCGATTGAGCAAAGAAGATACCAAGACTTCTTAGAGTCTCTAAGAGGTGGAACAAGAGTAAATCTTCAGGGTAATATTATTCGTAACTGGTGGACAACTCAGAGAGAAAAACCATTAAGGGTTACTGCTCTCAATAAAAAGTCTAGAGTTATTCATAAGGTGACTCATCCGGCATGGAGTGAGTTTATGAATAGATATGCTGTCTCTCCAGTTCCACCATCAAATGTTCCTGGTAGTGATTTTGCTGGAATAGAACATACATTAGAGTGGGAAGAAAACTTTCCATATGATGGTGATTATAATTTTAGATATGCTGCGGACAACGTTGCGGATATCTACTTAGACAATGTATTAGTTGGTAGGACAACTAGATTTAAAGATTCTCCAGATAAGTTAAAGAAATTTGTTACTGCTGGAATCCATAGGATTAGAGTTGACCTGGAGAATATTCCTATTCTTACAAAAATACCTAAGAAAAAAGATGAGAAAAAATATATTAATACTGAGTTTGAAGTTTATGGACAAGGATCTCAAAGACATCGTGCAATAAAATTTAGTTTTACATCTGAGGGAGGAGAACATTCTTTTGTTTTAGATAATGTCCAAAAAAGTAGTAAGTCATATAAAAAAAATATAAGAGTTCTTAGGAATACGAATTATAAAGTTGTTGCTGTTGCAGATTCTGCTAAAGAAGAACCACAGATCGGACAAAGAGAATTTAAAATTAAATATGGTAATGCTTCATCAACATCAGGAAAAAGAGTTGTCAATAAAGGAAGAGAGATAGAGTTTGATGATAACGCTGGTAATGGATTTGATGTTAATGCAACTTTAAAAATTAAGTCTAGTTCTCCTGGACTTTCTGCAAAGTTCTCTGATGATGGTACAAAATTAATTGTAAAAGGTCAAAACAAGGGCGATGTTGCTATTAGATTGGATTGGAATGATAACCCTCAAACATCTGGAATTGCTGTAGGGTCAGTCACTATTGGAGATACAACCTGGACTCAAAGTGGACAAAAAGGTGGTATAGGAAAAACCATAAACATTAATAAAATCTCAAACACTAAATCAAATTCTGGTGTTGTAGAACAAGGCACTATGCAAAGCTTTGGCATTAGAGATAAAGAGAGAGGTAATAAACCAGGTAAAGTTATTTTTGCTGATTATGTTGGATCGGCTAATGATAATGATGATATGCAGGTTAGAGTTAATAGAGGAACTTTCACTGCATCAAATAAAAAAGTTATAAGAGGTGTTGGTCCACAAGGAAATCAAAAAAGAGGTAGTTTTGACCTAGACTTTAGAGTAGATGTTAAATCAGAATCAGGAGGATCAAGTTCCTCTAGTTCTGGTTTTGAAATGGAAGAAGTTTTTAATACTAAGAAATCTATCAATGATGCAGATAGAAAACTTTGGAGAATAAATCCTGAAGCAGGTAGAGATGGTGATTTCCTATCTCGCTTTGGAGTTCTTCCATTTAATCCTCAAAGCAAGAAGGCAACAACAGATGATTTTAGTGGAACTCATATTATTAGATGGCAATATGTAGACTTTCCTATTACCGGAAATTATAACCTTGAGATTATGGTTGATGACTCTGCAGAAGTTTACATTGGTAACCGTTCTGGAGATGGTAAAGCAGGTATTGGTAATGGTCTTAATGATATCAACAATGGTGGTGATGAAGTCATTATTAAAAAACAGGGATTCAATGCTCCAGGTAGAAGCACAGGTAAGAGTTTTGAAACAAGATTTTTTAAAGCAGGAAAATATAGAATTCGTGTAGAATTAAAACAGATTAAAGGTAAACCTCTTGCTGAAGGTAATCCCATGGCATTTGCTATGAGAATAAAAACCACAGTCAAAGAAAAGAAAGTTGTATCCGCAAAGTCTTGGAATGAAAATCCAATGGGTGTTGCATTATCAATTGATTCTCCCTTACCGCCTGCACCACAAGATCCGAAACCACAACAAGAAGGAAGATGTCCCAACAATCCATATTGGACAACTAGATTCCCTGGATCTAAAGAAAAATGGTTCCCTGTAACACACCCTGCTTGGAGTGGATTTACTAATCGGTATGCAATGTCACCTGTATTACCATTAAGTACACCAGATTCTGACAATGGTGGACAAGTGTTTAGAACTTCTTGGGTTATTGATGCACCATATGATGGTTTCTATGGAATGAAAGGTACAGTTGATAATGGTGGAAGAATTCTTGTTGATGATAGAGTAATTTTAGAGGGTGGACTGGGTTTTAATGGAAGAACTTTAGAAGGATTTAAATCAGATTTTCCTAAGACAGTTAAGTTTCCATTACAAGAAGGAAAACATATAATCACTGTTGAGGTTATTAATCAAGAAACTGATACTTTTAAAAGGATTAAGAAAAAAATCTTTGATACAAGCGATTGGTTGTCAAAACCAAAGTCAACTGGTGGTGGTGAAACTAAAGTCACTTACATTGGATTGAACTCAAAAGGTGGTGGAGTAAGAGTGTCATCAAATGGAAAGAAAATTTCATTGAGAGATGGTGATGGAGATGATACCAACGCTTCTTTTGAGATTGTCTCTGGAAATGCTAAGTTCTCTCAGGACGGTAAAAGTATTGAGGGTGATGGTAAAATTGATATTAAATTAAATTGGGATGATGATCCTAATAATGCTGGAGTTGCGGTAGAAAAGATTAAAATCAAAGGTGTCACTTGGACTCAATCGGGTAGAAAAGGAAAACAAAAACAAAGTGTTACTCTTGAAAAACCTACTTCATCAGGATTAAAGTCTGGTTCTACTAGATCAAAAAATGGTACGACGTATGCTGGTCCAACGGAACTAGCAAGTTATAGAAAAGGATTTCTCTCACCACTTTTCCAAGATATTAATCTAAAACCAAATGAAGAAATTCAAGGAAAGACTTGGGTTATGCGTTGGGAAAACGTAGATTTTCCTGTTGATGGTAGATATAATATTGAGAGTCAGGTAGATGATAGAGCTGAGATTTTTGTTGACGGAGTAAAAATTCAAACGGTACTCTTTAAAAGAAAAACATTTGCTGGTGACCCTAAAACTTACAGTGATTTTAATACTACAAAAGGAAAGAAAACTGTTGAGATAAGACTTAGTAACATCCGTATACCCAACACAGGTTTCCAAGAGAATCCAACAGTTATTGATATGAAAATAACAACTGATCTCAATGTATCTACCGGAAGAGGT